GTTTCCTTGTATTTTAACTTTTGCCATTATGCTATCACCCAAGTTGAACCAGTAGGTACTGTGACTGATACCCCTGAATTGATTGTAATTGGACCAGCAGTCATAGCATTGTTGCCACTCGTAATGCTATAGTTGGCACTTATTGTGTGAGCGTGTTCGTATAGACCTTTGTCAGTGGTATTGCCACCACCTACGGCTGTCCAAGCAGAGCCATCGTAAATCTCAGCACTGGTGTCTGTTGTGTTAAACCGTAAGTAACCAGCAGAGGGTGAGCCGTCTCTCTGTGCTGTTGTACCTGCTGGCAATACTCCAGATCCTGTTGCCGAGGTTTTAGCCACCAGTGTCGCTGCGTCTGCTGCAACATCTGCCCAGGCACTTCCGGAATACACTCGCATCCTGTCCGATCCGGTGTTGAAATACATATCGCCAGCTGTTAGCGCATCACCGTCATTATCGAGCGTTGGATCGGAGGCTTTCGCTCCTAAATAGGTATCATCAAAATTGTCTGCGCTTGCCGCTGCCGCTGCTGCACTTGCTGCTGCTGCTGTGGCTGAACCCGATGCGTTTGTTGCTTGCGTCGTGGCCGTTGTTGCGCTTGAGGAGGCGTTGGTCTCACTTGTCGCTGCGTTTGTAGCGCTTGTGCTTGCCTCACTTGCTTTCGTTGTGGCTGTTGACGCCTGTGTTGTTGCTGTTGTTGCAGATCCTGCCGCAGAGGTTGCTGAACTGGCTGCTGCTGTCGCGCTGGATGCTGCTGCTGTGGCAGATGTTGCTGCCTCGCCAGCCTTGGTTGTTGCTGTGCTTGCCTGTGTTGAGGCTGTTGACGCACTTGTGGCAGCATTGGTTGCGCTTGTTGCTGCGTTAGTTGCGCTTGTGGCAGCGTTGTTTGCCTGGGTGGTTACATTAGCAAGTTGATCATCGTAATCGTCGGTTGATATTTTAGGATTGCCGCTGGCATCAAACACCAGTGCTTTATTGGCCCTGGCAGTCGCCGAATCTGTTATCTCGTTTGGTGAACCATCAACCCACTGACTAAAGCGGATTGTTCTGTTTTGAATTAAATCCTCTTGTTGCTGAGTCATCATCACCAGCTTGTCGAGATCGTCGTTAAGTGTGGTCGCTAAAAGATCGCCGTTGTTTTGGTAGTCAGAGGTTCTAGACACAGCCATGTCGCGGTATATTGTAACAACATCGCCTGCGCTAAGACCAGATGTAAATGTAACTGTACCGCCACTGTCTGTAGCAGCGCCTGATACTGTATAGTCTGTGGTTAATGCCTTGAGTGTTGATCCAACATATACCTTCAGGTCCGCATCCACAAAAACTGGAAACGAATAGGTAAACGCTGTCTGACCACTGGTGGCGGTGTATTGATTGCGTGGTGTTAAGTCACCAACTACTATTGTTGCCATATTAAATTCCTATTGTTTGTTTGTTCATCATTGCCTGCTTCTCTCTCATTTTTTGGTATTTCACCTCTTCATAAAGACCAGGCCTTTCTATATAAAGCTGTTGTTGCGCAGCCTGCTTAAAGCCGTTAACGATCTTTAATACTATTGTCGCCTTGCCACCATCTGGGCCATCTGAGGCCATCTTATAGATGTCGCTCTTCATCATTTGGGCAAGGAAACCTCTAAGATTGTAGTCCTGGGTTTTTCCTGTGGCTGGATTGTAGTAAGGCAGTTTTACGCCCTTACCAACCAGCACAGCATAGCGGTCATACTCTCTTGGTTTTAGCTCAACCGCGAACTTGCCCTGGCCAAACTTCTTTCTAGGTAGGGTAACCTCGATCTCATGTGCCACCAATTCTGCCGCCACCGGATCGTCTTTGATCTTTGAAGAGTAGATCGGCGAGACAAAGTCCCAACCCAATCCACCCTGTAAAACAATCGGCTCACCCCACAGGTTTCTTCTTGGTGGTAGTGAGTCTGAAAGCCCAGGCGTTCTTGATTTGATTTGATCAATCACAGTATAGGTCGCTCGCATTGTAGGATCTAGATCTCTTTCAATGTTTGCCACCAAAGATGTCATTGGAGTAAATGTCGCCAACTGTCTTCTAAAATAACCTTCGGCATATCTGTCTGGATCACTGATAGCGTTCATTGTGTCTGAAAGGCCACGCAGATAGGTTTTAGATGTGAGGTTTTTCGCAAGCGCTAAAATGGCCGCCACAGAAACCTCTGTCGCATCCGCATCATTAGCGTATTTCATAGCCTCTTGTGTGTCCGCAGCAAGACCCAAAAACATACCCAAAGGATCTACACGGTTATACGAGTGCCACTCGTCACCAATCTTAATGGAGTACGGCTGCCAGCCAGTAAGTCTTAAAGCATCACGCAATTCTTTATCCTTAGGTCCTGCGCCTGTAATCGTACCCTCGCTGGCCATCATAACTCCGACACCCATAACACTAGAGCCTAAAGCTATTCTTGATAAAGCAAGGTCACGCCTTGCGCCACCAGCAGCAATATCCGCCTTAACTGATTTAGCAAATGGGGCAAGTGGAGATCTCACACCAACATACTTAACAATGTTTACCGGTGTTCTAACAAACGGTAATAGCAACTTTAGTGCCGGGTGAGCATTGGCCAACTGTTGTACTTTCCTTCCCGCATCACCCAATGGATTAGTAAAGGTTTGAACCCTGGCCATGTTTGACGCGGCCAAATGGATTTCCTCGGTTGGATTTTCAATTAAGTCAATAACTCTTTGGGCTAGATCTGGACCCTCTAAACCTTCACTTACTGCTTTTCTATAGGCTAGGGCGTTAAGTTCCATACGATAGCCGACAGACTTAAAGAACTCGTCCTCGGCGCCCAGGAATCGACCTGGAAGTCTTGTTACTTCACCCAACAGATCCACACCTTTTGCCAAAGATGTGTTTTTAACGTTTAGATTTTCAGAAGTAATTGAACGATATTGTCTTGCCTCTAGCTTCATCGCAGGGTCTGTAGGCTCACCTGTCTTTAATGCTCTCCAGGCCAGTCTAAGACCATCTCTTGTTCCCTGAAATACGCCATATAGTTGACCCACGGCCTCCTGTATTTGAACGCCGTCATGAGATCTAAATATTTTTGAAAACGATGCCGCTAACATTCTCTCTGGTATTGACCATAGCGCCACCATCGCGTTCGATGTCATATTGACAGAATGGGTTGCTGGTGAAGATAACAGGCCGTTGATCCAGTATTCAAGAACCATATCTCCCGTTGTGGCCTTGCTTAATGCTTTTGTTTTCTTGGTAACATCAGCCAGATCTTCAGCCTCACTAATAATTTGTGCCATCTTATCAACAGCGTCATCGCCACCGGATCTCTCAAAAGCCTCCTGGAGCTGTGTTCTAAACACTGCGGACTTGCTACCGGTTTCAGCTCCCACTGGAATTCTCCAGGCATTAAGTGATCTTCCAGACTCTGCCGCCATACCTGCGACCGCCTGCTGAATACCAACGTGAGTTGATATCGCTTGACGGAAGGCCATCTTGAATGAGGTATCAGCTCCCGCATCCCCTCTAAGGATTGTCTCGGCCATCTTTTTAAGGTTGTCGGCAGACTGTTGTAGTGCTATCCTTGCGCCGGTTACCCTGGTTGGTGATACACCATCACCCAACTTAAAGCCCAGGATCTCTTCAAGATCAACCTTGGCAGATCCTAAAACAGTTTCCTCGTGAGACACGGTTCCACCCCTGGCGTCAATAAAGTGTTTGTTTTGCTCACCAATGTTGTCAATAACCGTTAACGCATCCTCAGAGTCGGTGATGTTGTTAAAGTTAATATTGCGACCCTCTGGGTTTTTAGCGGAAGGTCTACCACCCTCTAAATCTTTTGGTGCTGTAATATCCTCTGCTTGCTTAACCACATCGTCCTCTGGGTCTTTCGGCGCTTGCGCGTCAGCCTGATTGTTCTTTGGTGGTTCAACTGGAGGTTGTGACGCTTGCGCGTCCACCTCAACCTCTGCCTCTGATTTTTTAGCATCAACCCTTCCGGTGGTGTCCTTAAACAATTGACCTGTGGATCCTTTAACAATAAGATCGTCCGTCTTGGTGGCCGAAGACTTAAAGAAAGCCCTTAGTATGCTCGCGCCTGCTGACATTAGGCGGTACCTCCCTCAAATAGTTTTCTTTCTGCCTCTCGTCTTTTGACTAGGCCCTTTAATATCTTTCCGCCTTTTTTATCTTTCACAAAGCCGGTCTTGGAATCAAACGCCTCTTTAATAAAGGTGTCAAAGTCCCCACTATTTAGTGCCTTTAATGCTTTGGATTTTTTGAAGTTGCCCTCACCCACGTTAAACACCAGGGAGACGACCGCACTTCTTTGATTAGGTGTAAGATCAACCTTTACGAGACGATCTACAGCCTTCTCAGCTACCGCCAGATCCTCTTGGAAAAATTGCTCTGCTTGTTCTTTAGTGACCTTTTCGCCATTCTTAACACGGCGTGTTGAGCCATAACCAACGGTGACAATGCCTTGGTTTTTCTCGGATGTTGAGGCGTGATAGCCTGTGGCCTTATAATCCTCGAAGGATTTTATAAATGAGTCGGTCTCGTTGGCTTCTGTTGCCCCTGCTGTACCGACTGTAGCAATTGGTACTGCCGCGTTTGTTTTTACTTCTTCTGGTCCCTTGTCCCAGTTGTATTTTTCTGCGAAGGTTTGTCTGACTTCTTCTGCTTGTTGACCGTACTTATCGACCAGTTTCCGGTAAAGATCGGATGATCGTCCGGTAAGTCCCTCTCCGTAATCTTGCCCATTTGTGCTTAACTCCCAATTGTTCTCAATTAATTTTCCTTCGGACCTAAATCTACCAACACTTACATTTGGTAGATCAGCCTCTATTATAGCATTTTTAACCTTTTGATAGAACACCTTGTTGTCTAGATCGCCGAAGTTTATTAACTCAACTCCGTCATGTGATGGGATCGGTGATGTCCACTGATCGCCAAACTCAACCTCTAGTGCTTTATATAGTTTTGCTGTTTCATCTCTTGTTAGTGTTCTGCCCTCATCAACCTGAACATGAACACCGTTGCTTTCTTCCCAATTCTTTGGTTTAAACGCTCTTCGATAGGCAACACCTTCTTGTTTAAACACGGTTCCAACAACACGGGCGTAAAGATCCAACAACTCTTCATCAGCGGCATTAATACCATCATCCTGTGTGCCACTTACTACAGCCCTAACTTGGACGCTAGGGTTAACATCGCCAGCCCAACCACCAAAACCTAAGAAGTTGTCAGGCGCTAAAATTCCAATGTCTTTAGCTAAAGCATCAGCACCGTTCTCATCCAAGAACACGCTATACATGCTTTGGGTAAACTCGGCCACCTCTTCTGGCTTGGCGTTATGAATACCCGGAAGAACGTTCGTGGATCTTCCAGGGACGGCCTCAAGCGCTATATTGCCTAAGTTATCCTGAATACCATCAGAGTAATCATAAGAGGCCTTCAGGAATTCATCCAAATCAAACTCCCTGTCGTAAACCATCTCTTGATAGTATTTGTCGTACTTCTTTTGATGTTGTGGCAGGATATCACCCTTGGCGTTGGTCCAGCCTTTTGCTTTTGCGTGCTTCTTGATTGTGGCCTTAACTGGATCAAACCTGCCCTTGACCGCCACCCAGATTGCCGCCTGTGCCTGGTGTGGAGACCAGCCCATTTTCTCTGCGATGCTTGTGGTGATCTTCTCCATGTTTTCATACTGGGCGGGGCCTGGCGCATCACTGTCTAAGCCAAACGCCCTTGCCATCCACATGTCCTGCGTGGTTTTCAATTCGGAAACCATATCAGGGTCGATCTCAACCATCAGGTTGCGATAAAAAGAGTTTGTTTTTCTACCCTCCCACGGTATGCCGTTTAACACACCCTCGATCCTTTTAGACTGACTAGCAGGGAACCTGCCAGACTCTATAGGCAAACCTGCCTTGTGTTGAGCGTATGCCTTAAAGGCAAAACCGGTGTTGGTTTTAACGTTCGTGCTTTGGCTTGTAATAGCGATGATCTGGGCCAACTTTTCTGCCTCTTTAACGTCACCACCCACCAAGTCCATGATGGCCTTTGATGAGTTCTCGTACCACATTCTAGCGTCCGTTCCTTCATTCGCAAGGTTGTTGAGTTTTGCAATTAGTTTGTTTAGCTTTTGTGGTGTGTTGATTGTTTTAGAAAAGCCAACGTATGTACCATCCTTGTTGCGCTTAAAGTCTTTTGAACTAAGTGTTACCTTTTGAGCGCCTTTTACATTTGGCACAATATTGCTTGCCATCTGCGACTGAACACCAAACTTTTCTAAAACCCTTGGCACCAGATCCGGATCGGTGTCGTGAATAGACTGCTTGATCTTTTTAAAACCCTGGACTAAATAGTGAGCAGCAAAACCAATACCAGCGCCCTCTAATACGTTGGTTGCCCTGGCTAACAACCTCTCCTCTGCGCTTGCGTCCTCGCCAACCTTGGAGTCTAGGAATTGGGTTAAAGCATTGTCAATATCCAACTCCCTTAACAGTGTGCCAATGTTGCCCTCTTCAGGATCAAACAAGGAATCAGCAAAACCACCGGTCCACATCTGCTTAAACAGACCAGCACCTTTACTCATGCCTCCTAGAGCGCCGAACACGGACATAAATTGACTCAAGCCAGCGACAACAGCCTCTGTACCAGAATCGGGGTTAGAATCGAGAATTTGTGGAATCTTTAACCAATCCTCTTCGTTGAATTCACCACCCAAAGCGTTGGTTACATCCCTTCCTAAATCTAAGATGCCCTGGGCTGCGTTTTGTGTTCCAAGCACCACACCCTTGGCTATCGGGTTTTCTTCCCTAGAACCCTTTAAAAACGGCGCTAAAAACGGGAAAACAACTTGCTGTGCCTCATCCGGTAATGAGTTCCAAGCGTTAGCAACAACAGAGTCTCCTGGCGTATCCAAATAACCCAAAGGTTCTTCCGTTGTTGTTGTTCCCCAATCGTCAAGCGGAATACCAAACTCGTCATGCTTTGGTGAGGCCTGAATCGACCAAGGATCTAACTCAACCGGCTCATCGGCCTGTTCAGGTTGGATAGAGTCCCTGTACATCTTTTTAGCTGTGGCAAGAGACGTAGGCTCGTACTGCTGATTTAATTTAGCAGCGTAAGAGGATACAAAGTCATCGCTTAAATCACGATCACCGCCCAACTGTCCGTCTTGAAAAACCAAAGGCTCTAGACGAGGCTTACCCGCTAACTCTTCTTTGCTTTTTTCAATACCTATTTCAATCATCAGTTTCTATCTTGCCTTAGTTCCCAGCCACTAATCCAGGTGTCAAAGTCGCTTAACATCTGCTCTGCTTCGGAGTCCGATATAGTGCCATTCTCAGCCATCTCACCGATCTTGGCTATGGTCTTATTTTTGTCTGGGTTTTTCTCAGTACCAATCCAAACAGGATTCCACACATTCATGGATGATTGGGATGACTCGCTTGCCTTATATTTATTCACAAGGATCGGATATAACTCCATAGGATCTTGGCCATCCACCACACCCTCCCATAGCGCCCGTAGCGCCAGCGTGATGTTCTTGTTTGCCGGATCCGAAAACTGCGCCATAATGCCGGTTGTTTGCATGTCTCGCTTGATTGACTCAACAGCAAACTTGTAGTTCGGGTTGTTTCTAACATCGGACAGCTTGCCACTTCTTAGCATAGCAAGAAGGTCTTTTTGTGTGTTGGGCTTAATATCCCTATCAAAGCCAGCCTGAAGAATGCTCATTTGAATATCGAAAGGATCCGAGTCTGGATCAAACAGGCTGGTCTGTATCTCCAGTATTAGGTCGTCGTCCTCTTTGTAGTACTTGTCGCCCTGGAGATCTGCCACAAGCCTTTGATAATCCTTGTCGCTTATGTCGCCATCGTCTCTCGCGTAATTTAAAACATTAATAGTGACCGTTTCGTCACCCTCGGCCATGCGTGTTACAAAGTCAGAGACCTTGTTGGCCTGATCTGCCAAGTGGGCTTTTTCAATCTTGTCGTCCAATACTTTTTGTTGTCTTTGATCCTCAGACCAGACATCAAGCACGGCCTTGTAAATACTCTCCCTCTGATCATCACTGATCACATAACCCTCGGGCATAAGAGAGTTGAGGTACTTGTTCTTCTTTAAAAATCTGTTTGGTGCTGTTGCAAAAGAGTGAAGATCCTCCCACGCCTTGGCGTCATCGGCCTCACCAACATGGGCCTCACTTAGCACGCTAACATGCGACAACATGACTGACGTCACATAGTTGGTCTCAAGTTCTTCCTGGAGTTCAAACGCCTTCTCGGCCGACATGTCATGCTCAAGAACCAGGTTGTTAATAGAGGCCAGCAATTGGTTGTACTTTTCTGTGGTATTTTCTTTGTGTTTTATCAACGATTTGTTATCTTCCCAGTTGACAAGGTGTGACTCATTTTCATGCCAATAGTCGATAGCCTTCCTTCCTTGGTGGGCCACATCCTCCATTTGCTCACGAACCAGATTAAGGGCGCTTGCCGCGTTGTCAGATTTAACTTTTTCCTGGGTGTTTTTGTAAGGGTCTGCGCTGTACTGAACGATCTTGTTGTTGACCATCGTCTCGAACGCCTGACGCATACCTGGAACGGAGTCCAAAACTTCGCTTTTAAGCCAACCTTTTTTGAAACCCTCGGCGCTGGCTGTGTAAGCCTCAAAGTCGTTCACATGATCAACGCTTGACTGTCTTAGGGACTGAATAACCTCGGCCTCCATGCTATCAACATGTGCCTTGATGGTGGCCTTGTTTGCCACAGCCTGCGCTCTCTTCTCTTCAGCCTCCTTGGCTTGAAAATGGCGGGTCATGCTTGAAGCCTGGGCGGCAAAGCTGTCCATCGTGTTGGCTAGGGTTTCCCAAGCACGCGCCGAACCCATGTCTGGGGCTTGGACTTGCCTTGTTTGGTTAAATTCGTATGTCTTAAATGCCATAAACTATAAGGTGAACATCTTTGATCCCGAGTCCGCAATATTCTGTGCCGCGCTCGCATAGCCACTTAGCAGTGAGTGCTTTGCCTTGATATTGCCAGAGCGTATCGCAGCATCTGCCGAGTTGTTAAAGCTTCTAATCTGTTGTCTTGTGTTGATCAGGTCAGCACCCTCTTCTAACTCAAACATTTCGTAAGAGCGGGAGGCAATCGTTGCTGGCGATCCTGTTGTTGAATCCACACCAGCAGCGGCCCAGTGCGCTCTCTGACTTGCCTGTGCCATTCTTAGCTTGATCAGCCTTTTAAGTTCGCGATCCTTTGCCGAACTCTCTGCCTGCTCTGCTTGCTCTCTGTATGCCCTTGCCTGATCCTGTCCAGCCTGTCTGTGTGCCTCTGAGGCCTTTTGGCTGGCGGACAGTTGGGCCATTATTCCGATTAACTGCATTATCCTGTCACCTGTACTTCCATTGTTAAGCCCAGCACCGTTAATGGTAGCGGGTCGGTCTGCGTTACTGAGACCTGCGAATCCCTTGAATAGCCAAGAATAGGCATTGTCTTAATGCCTGTGAATAGGTCGGGTGCTGCGCCAAGAACATCCGTACCAAAGCCACGCACCGGCAATGGCTTGTTGTTTATCTTAACGCCACTTGACTGATGTAGTTGTGCCGCAACCCTTGAAATACGTCTTGGTTTGGCGTTGATTGGTCCAGACTGTAGGGCTATATTTATCGGCATGGTTTTGATCTCAACATCAAAGTTGATACCAACCTCGACACTGCTTGCCTCACGACTCAGGGTTATAGATCCACCCGAGGGTGTGGCATCGTCCATCACCGAACCGTCGCCACGAACACGGCACGACTCACCGTTAAGGTGGGCAATACCGGTGACCGATGTTGACGCTGGCGAGTTGGTTATTTGTTTCCCTGCGTCGGTGTAATAGTCGTTGTTTAGGGCCTCGATGTGATAAACATCAGAGCCGTTAATGTTGCGCTTCACATAAACGTAAACAATGTCCTCAACCACAGCAACATCCTTAATATCACCTGCGGTTGTAAACTTGGTCCAGGCCATTACCTTCTCCACCCGGTTGGTGATAAACACTCCCATTGAGCCATCGCCGTTGACGATGTATAGATAGTTACCCTCGTTTTCCACATCGCCGGTCTGGCTTGCCATAGACACCGGATTTGATGTGATATGAGGGGCAAGCAGATTTACCTCTGTGGAGACATAGGAGTTTTCAGTATATGTGAACAAGAATTCACGCACCTGCTTGCCGTTCCTTTGGATGAACATCGTTGCGCCATCCACGTTCAGTGGGCGTACCTTTTTCAGTACCCCAAACGTAGTTTGCCTCAAGACAGAAACACTCGCTGGCTTTATCGGGCGCTCTGGAATATGGAATTCACCACCCGAAGTGAATATTTGAAGGTGCCTGCCTGAGACAAGATGGTAGACCGCGTTCACCTGGTCGGTATCTAGGGTAATGTCGATGGCCTCGTCGTCACCGCCCACACCGCGATCATAATTAAAGAACTCACCAATCACCGAACCCCATAGGGTTTGCGGTCTTGACGTTGAGTTAGACATCCACAGGCGTGACTCGTGGAAGGTTACCGTGCCTGGATAGCCGTGGGTTGCTGACCACACAGGCTCCTCCAGTGAGGCATCCACACCACTGATAGCGTCATTACTGATAAACTCTTTTATTACCGTGCCTGTGATTGTAGTAGAGTTGGTTGAGGTGATGCGAACCACGCCGCCGTTGCCCTCAAACATACCACCCACATGATCCGAGGTTACGATCGACAGGCTACTGCTGATTGATATGGTGGACCCTATACTATCCCATCCAGTACCTGGTGAAAAACTCGAGCTATCGTAATCGGTATTAAAATCATAGGTTGGATAATAAGAAAACGAGATCGTTGACATCGTCCACGCCGTATGTGAGCCGGAGCGCATAACTTTTCTGGGGGCGTGGTTGTTGTGACAGATGATCAGTGTGTCGGCACTCTGTGTAAAGTTAATCTCTTTGATCTCTGTGGCGCTGTAGGGGGTGGTAATATAGTCGTTACCGGAGCCGTTTAGGTTTGTCTGTTTAACGCCGTCCTTGTAAACATACATCTTTGTGTTGGCAAACACCAGCAGGTAGGTTTGGGTAACGTTAAACTCAAAGGTAATCAGGCGAACATCTGTGTCACTTAGGCTGTCAATGTATTGCATACCTGGACGTCTTTTAACCCCGCCCTGTCCCAGACAGATAACGTTGGTCAGGGTTTGAGCGCCCTTGTAATAGCCGTCATAGTCATGACGCGCTGCCAGCCTGGGATCCAATTCCCCTGCGGTAAATTGAGTTTGTGATACGCTGGCCCTTGCCACTACGACCTCGCGTTAATAAGCGGCGATCCCTCGGATGGTGTGATCGTTGGGGTTGCCTGAGAATCGATCGTTCTTGCGCGTGTTAACGCATTATTAGCCAGGGCAGCATAATACTCTCCCTTGGTCGCAGACTCGGTGATTGGAATCGCAAAAACCGAGGCAAGTTTAAACTCTAACACTTCGGCAAAATAGGCTGGAAGAAGGGACTCGTCCGGCTTGTAAGTATAGTCAAGCACAATGGATGTCTTATCACTGTACAGCTTCGAGCCATAAATTTGGTAGTTGTTGTTGCCCGCATCAACGTGTTGAGCCACCAAGAAATCACTTGGCAGTTGGTAGGCATAATCCCACTGGTTAACGGGTGTTGCTGTTAGTCTCGACAGTGTCGCCTTGGAGGAAGCAAATCTCCATGGATGTTGGGTCAATAGAGCCTCGAATGTAGGCCCATATAAATTAGCGGCCACTAATGCCGCCGTTGAATCGTCCGTGAAGGATGCTATGGTTTCTTCACCAATCAAAAGCATGGCATTGGATGCTAGATCGATGGCTGTGTAGTTTTTAACTGCTGACATAAAATCCTTAAAAAAAAGACCCCCACCGAGGCAGGGGCCTATCTTAGTTACGCAGTCTCGTCGATCTGTACTTTAACAACACCAGTGTTGTCGATAGTTACAGCACCAGCCTTGACCTTACCTAGTGATAACCAAGAAACCTTCTCAGGTACGTAGTTAACTTCAGTAGATACGTCAATGCCAACCGCTAAACCAACAGCAGACTTGTGATAAGCGAAACAGTCACGGATGTTAGAGGCAACTGCCAAACCACCCTCTGTACGAGTTTCGATCATCTTCCACTGGAAGCCCATGAACGAGTTGATCTCACCAGCCATCAAAACGCGCAATGCGTTGTAGTCAGCAGATGTGATAGTAGAATCGTTCATCATCTTCTCGATTGCCTGTGGAGAGCAAGCCATAACACGATCGCTCATAGGTACACCGTTATCTGAAAGAACACGAGAGGCTTCTGTAATCTTAGCCAAAGTCATGTTTGTAGAACCGTGAGCAATAGTAGTACCGGCAGACAAAGCGTCGATAACCAATTGATCAACCTTACGACCAAGAGCGCCAGCGATTGTTTGCGCTAACTCTCTGCGCTCGTCAAAATTAACCTCAACAGCGTCAAAGATGTCGGTGTACTCAGGCGCAACATAGTTGCCCAAAGTAGCAGCAACTACTGAGTGACTTACACCCATTGCTGTTACATCGGCTGAACTTGTACCACGAGCAGCGGCTGAACCTTTACCCATTGTACGGAAGTTGTGTGTATCGCCAACGACACCAGTGCGAACGCGCACCGTATCTCTTAGCTTGCCAGCACCTTGAAAGGCGTGCTTTACCTCTGCATCAAACTGCTTACTTGCAGCAGAACTTAAACTTGCGGACATTTTATTCTCCTAAATTAAAAAAACTTTCTTCTTTCAATTCAGGTGTCCGTATTGGGCTGAATCTAGCACTTTATAAGAGCGCCTCAACTTATCAATACGGGTCTTAGATATAAGAGTGTCCGTGTGTGTTATTTTAACATTTATGGTTTTTATTAAGTGCTAATTCCATTAGGGGGTAGGCTCCTAACCACACCCCCAAACAAGTATCAATGGACGCTACTGTCTAACCTCACTAGCCGGCTGAGATCCAAAGTAATCTCTAAACTTAGACTCAACCTCGGCTCTAAACGAAGGCGAACTTTCGTAACGCGGATCTGCCACCATTTCGTACAGCTTTTCCTCGCTTATTGAGCTTACCGGTTTAGCGTGGTCTGGCGCAGAGACTTGTGTTTCGCGCATCATCGAGCGCATCTTTTCTAACACCATAAAACCATCAGCAGTGGTAGCTATTTGCTGAATAGAGCCATACTCACTCTCGTTAAAATTGTTCCTCGCCCAATCGCCAATATCGTTAAGCCTTTGTTGTGCGTCCTTACCAATCTTTTTGATCTCGTCCGCCATGTTTGGTTGGCTCTCCACCATATTGTTGACATAGACCCCCAACAGTTGGCTGTGTGCTTCCTGAGATAGTCCCGCCTCACTAGCCCACTCGTTGAACTGAACAAGCAAAGGATCGTCCTCGGCAAAAGAACCTTCTACGCCCTCTGGCATTTCTATCTTGTAGCCATCCTCTGGTGCGCCGGTAAACGAACCCAGCTTAGACTCCAGGCCAGCGTATGCCTTTGCCTGATCAGCCACGGTCTTGTATTTGTTGTTCTTAAACCACTCAGGTGTGTCACCCTGACCCTGGATCTCGTCTGCAAGAAACCAACCCTCTGGTGCTTCTGTGCTTGCCTCGGTAGTTCCTGTTGTTTCCTCTGTTGTTGTCTCCTCAACGGGAGCATCACTTAATAATGACTCTTCACTCATTGTTGTCTCCTTGTTTGTACGCGCCAAGTTCTTGTCGAACGATGGCGTTCTGAATAGCGCGAATCACGCTGTTTTGCCCTTCACGGTAATACCCCTGACCCTCTGGTGAGCCAGGAATACATACCGGTGCCTTGATGTAACGATCCTCAAGATGTTTTAAGATCTCTTTACCGTCTTGAGTCTTGAACAACCTGGAGATCATTGCATCATAGTCTTTCTGTTTTCGCATCATTGAAGTTGCGACGCCACCTGCTCAACGGCCTGCGGGTTCTTCATAGCCATTTCAGCCATCTGTGCCTCCGCCTGCTGTTGTTGCATTTGTTGTTTTATCGCAGCCCTCTCTTCAGCATCACGTACCAACGTTGGATCCACACCCAACAGTTTGGCGATATGCTCCGGAATAGCCTCAAGATCTAAACCAATCTCTAAAGCCTCGGGTCCTACCATGCCAGCGAACTGAACAAACTGGGCGATCTTGTTGACCTCGTCCATGTCTTGTTGTTGCGCTAGTGGTGACACAACCTTGATCTCAACCTCCTGATTGCCCACCTTGATAGGCGCAACCTTTTGGTTCCTGGTTAGGATATCGATAGCACGCTTGACTAGCTTATTGATAAACTCCATCTGTAGGCGACCGAACGACGAGCCAATATCAGACATTAACTCTTGTTGTCTTATCGAAACCTCTGTCGCTGACTTGGTTGGTCCAGATACTGGCCCCAACTGATCATGGAATAACGCCTTCTTGATTGAGTCACGCAGATCACCCAGGATCAACTCAGAAACGTTAAAGTTACCACCAGACACTAAAGGCGATAGAGACCCCTCTGCTGCCACAGGTACCACAGCTCCAGGTTGAATGTTAATCGTCCAAGGATTAAGCACACCGTCGTCCACAGCCTTATAAACGCCGGCTATCTCTTTCTCGGCATTCTTTAAAACATAGCGAACAACCTCATTGGCCGTTTTGATATCAGGCAATGCGGTCATCACTGGTCCACGACCGTAGCGCTCACCTGCCACCTTCGACCATCTAAAGACGATCCAGGGTGATGTCTCAAAGTAGTCCTCAAACACAACGTGCTTGGTTGCTGCCTCGATGATCACATACTCGTAAACCTTCTTCTTGGGGTTGTAGATTGTCGCCTCGATCAGCTCAACCAATTCGTCTGGCTTTTCTTGAAGCAAAGACTTGACGTTCTCAGAGCATTTGGCCTTCTTCCACACCTGCTTGATGTTTCTTGCTGGGTGGGCGTGTTCCCTAAAGACTGTCTCGATAGTTCCCTGTGGCCCATCCTCAACAATCAACTCCTTGAGTGGCACAGCACTAAACTTCAGCAATTCATCGCCCTCGCCCTCGTCCAACAACAAAGCACCTGTACCTACAGCAAGATCTAAGAAGGCCTCGTTGGCCTCCGTTGCTAGGTTGGATGTGTTGATATACGAAAACAAAGTATCGGTCACCTGCTCTAGTTGTTTATCAATCTTGTTAGCATACTGTTTAGGGATTGCCGTGCCAGCCGATAACTTCGCCCACTTCTTGAATGGCGGGATTAGCGTTGACTGTAAGCGAGACGCAAACCTTTGTGTGCCTATAAGCGCCGTCGAGTCATATACCCTCGTGTTCTTCTTAGCACCTTCAGCATGAGTGTTAAATATCTCCCTTTGCGGTAACGCATACTCATAGCACTCCTTCCAATGTGACTCCCAAGACGATCTGTGTTGTTTGGCGACGTTGTAGCGCTTAATGATCGCCTCAACACCGTCCTGGTTCTTTTTATAGCTTGGCATAATTTACCCCAGTGTGTCTGAAATTCCTTTCTCGTCCTTCTTCCAAGTTAATAGTGAACGACCCCTTCTGCGGCGCTTGCCGGCAGACATGTTTTTCTTTTCTTGATACTGCTCCGCTCTTAGGCTTCTGTTGCGGTTGGCATCCGCCCTAACCTCGGCCTCTGACTTCTTGGGCTGGGCTGGTGTGGTAGTCACAGACTTGCTTCTAAAATGGAAACTAAACTTGTCCTCAAACCACTCACGGTTAAAGACGGGTAATAGATGTTTCATTGCTTTCTCCTTTCTAAATAATTAAATAATTGTTTGGGTGTCACCACCCATGCTGCCCTTATCCCCAGAAGATGCTTCACCACAGTTACGCACGTCATCCACCCCCTAAAAATAAATCTCTCGTTGTCGCTCTGCTTAACCTTTTGAACGATAAAGCCCTCGTCCTTTAGTATCTGAACAACATCGTCTTTTTTGCCGTATGGCATAATTCCAACTTCGATATTACATGCGATATGGTCCATTGAAATCCAGTTAAACCCGTCCCACCAAATAGCAGAACAATGTCTAAAACCTTTTGACGTAAATACGTCCCAAAAATGTAGGGAACTTCTATCCCTGTACACAACATAGTAATCCATCACGCACTCAACCACTGTAGGTTGGCCCTTGGCTGTATCGCACCATGCTCAACTCTGTTCTCACGATAGGCGATCGCAAAATACCTGAAGGCATCAGCGTAATGGCTGGACCAATCATGGAGTGGATGTGGCTTGTACACACCCTTCTTCTCGTCAAACTCTTTGCGATAACGCTTTAATGCCTGGAGTCCATCCTTACAGTTGGTCTTATGAAAATAACACTTAGGTAGTATCGCCCTCACCGCGTGAATACCATCCTCGATCGATAGCCTCGGCACAACCCTGAAGTTAATACCTAACTTGCGAGCTGTCTCTAACCTGGACTTACCAGTACCCAACTCTCTCACTTGGATATCATGTGGCGCGTAATGCTGACCCAGCACACACTGGTGCTTTGTTCTAAACTCATGAAGGTAGTTCACATAGAACGCCAGACCCTCGCCTTGATTTTCATAGCTATGGACCACACGGATCTCCCGACCAACACGCTGAACAAACCAAATTGCAGTGCTATCACTAATACCCAAGTCAAAATATGTATCAACAGGTACACCAGGCTCGATAGCAAACTCCATAATCTGCTCATCGTTGATGAACTTGGCAAAGTACGCGCCGTCTCTGTTAGAAAGGACCTCGCCCTCCCAGACATGGTTATATAGATCGACGTTCTTTTGTTTAAGATGGATCCTTTCTTTCTCCAGTTCTCTAGGAAACCAAGGATTGTCTGAATAGTTAACTTTCTCAACATACGCCTCCGGTGGTGGATTAACAACGAAACGCTGATAGGTATCATCCATTTCGTCGTTCGGGTTAAACGAGACCCAGATCTCTGAGCCTTTCTTTCTCAAGGTCGGCACCAGGGTTTCCCACGATGAGTAGGTCACTGACTCGGCCTCCTCAACCCAGGCAATGTCCAATCCTTCCATCGATTTAACTTTGGTTATATTGGATCTCATGCCCTCAAAAATAAAGCGAGAGCCATTGGTCCCAACGATCTGAGTCTTTTGTACATCAAAGTATTCGCCCAGGCCCATACGCTCGATTGTGTCGGCCAACAACTGTAAGACTGAGTCTGATATAGATCTCTGTATTTCACGCGCACACAGTATCCTCACGGGCTTCTGCCAGGCTTTAAGCACAAGCATCTGTGCGATGGACCAGGACTTTCCACTGCCCCTGCCCCCAAAAACCACTTTATAGCGCTGTGGCTCCAGGAACGGCTGAAACTTCTTGGTGATCTTTAAATCAACTTTCATCTAATCACCACAAAAACAAGGAATGGTTGTGTCGTCAAATCCAAACATTGGAGTTTGCTCTATCGCTATTTGTTTCATCTGTGCGTAGCTTGGTGAGTCCTTCCTAAAAAAAGCCGCCTTGCCAACATCGGTACTCAACGACTCCTCGGTTTCAATCCACCAATCAGCTAAATCTGGTCTTGCTTGGATAATGCTTTGTTTCTTGCCATATCCTTTTAGAAAACACAAATCACAATTACCCCAGTCGGTAACCCCGTTGTTGTTGGGCAAATCTAAATCAAAATCCTGTGCGTTCCAAAAATCACAAACGTCTTGCGCTGTCACCCCGTCCAAATACAATGGTAAATATCTCTCTTGTCCTGACTCCACTGTGCCATTCATTTTGACCGCCCGTCTTGGCTCGTCACCACGAATACCGATATAAGCAACATAAGGTGTTTCAAAACCACACGAATCAATTAAATACTCTTTGATAGCCCTTATCTTTAAATCCGCAGTACAAAATCTCGCCACTGGATTTGGGGCATATCGTCTTGCCTTGACCAACGCACTAAACGGCTCGCCATTTCTGCTGGCTGACTCATAATCAACAAGTCGGGTTTCATAAACGTATTTGTTTTTCTCGTCCTCTCTCGCCTCTCTTGCGAACCTTTCCAGCCAGACAATATCAACGCCCCACTTCTCACCACAATCTCTAACGAAATCCAATGTTTCAGGCATTTCTTTACCAGTATTCGCAAAACAAACCTTGGCGAACTCAGGCAATTTACCATCATGCGCCTCAAGTATCTTGTGTAGCATATAGGCAGACGTTCTCCCTCCACTGAAGCTGATTACTGATGGCTCGGTGATTTTGTAAAGCGATCTCGTCATGCTTACCTAGCCTCTACCTTGTCAAACACGTCATCCAATCCATCATCAAACCTTTCGTCATAAGCTGAGTTCATTCGGTTGTTGATCTCCCTCTCAATATAGAATCTGGCCTTTCTAAGATCCTCAATACCACCATCTCCCTTGTGTTTTAAGTCGGCACGCCAGAGATACTTAACAGCGTTTCCTACACAGAAGCTCATATGCTCTGTAATTTCGATACATTCCACGCCAGACGGGTGTGAAGTATAGTGTTGTGGGTAGTTAACGTTATCGCTCAATTCCTGTCTCCTGTTTATCATCCAAGGCCGACTCATAATCGTCATACTCATCAACCGCTCCACCATCAACCACAGTAATCACCACGTTGTTGTCGTTCGTGTTGTTACTTGTAAGGTTCACGTCCTTCACGTCCGCATATCCACGATCCTTTAATACCATCGGCGCAAATTTGTTTAGCACAATAGGGTTGCGATCCTCAAAAACCTGCTTATTGATCTCGTCCTCCCACCTGTCCTTTAGTGCCTCTTTAGCCTGTTCTACCGCCTGTGAGAATGTGTCCGAGCGATTACACCACTCGTAGTATGTCGACCTTGGAACGTCAGCCTTTCGACACGCCTTTGCCACATTGCAATAGTTAGACACATAAGCGTTAATAAACTTTAGCTGTTTGTCCTTCAGCCCCTCGCCTATTAGGATGGGTAATTCATCACTCAATGGACGGTCCCTCCTTCGCTAGTTTCAATAATTTCGATTGCGTCCAGCAGGGTGCTAACATCCTGGTGTGCCTCATCAATTGTTATGCCCCTCTCTTCACTCAGCAACATAATGGCGGCAACATATCTCTCTCTTTCGGTGTATTCCTCTTCACTCATAAAACCACCACCATTGAATCGTGCATGCCATCCTTTTTAGACACCCTCTCACCATTAGTATTTACACCAATAAACTTAACCCTTCCTCTAATAAACCGGATCTCTTTGGCGTTGGGCTGTACATGATCATGAAATAGTTTGGTGCTTGTACTAACTGGCAACAACATCACACACGTTCTGCCTTGTTTTGCAAAATCAATTGCCCTTAAAACAAACGCCTCTTTTAGTTTTCGGCTGTAGGGAGGATTGATAAAATTTCTCATCCCCCAATCTATTGAGAGTCCATCGGTTTCTGGTGTAACTTCTTGCATAATTGGGCAGGGATCAAAATCAAAATCAAATTCATTGTTGAGTTCGTCATAAAGATATTTTGGTGTTTCCCAATGATCACTATGCTGTATGTTTCTATTCTTCATACCCCAATTCCCATTGCTGCGTAATAAAGATCTGCCGGCCTTGGTAGTGTCAACGAATACTCACTGCCCAGCTGATCGATTTGCTCTAAATAATCCGTAAACTCTTTCACCCCCAAGTCAGATGTAGATCTGATCTGTGAGATCTCCTTGCCTGTCTTGCTTGTAAATTCAAATCTGCCTAAAAACTTATCTGCCAAAAGTAGATGGCACTCGTCTTTCGTATAACCCGTATGCTCACAAAATATCATCACCCAGGCAAAATAAAGACGGTTTTGCTTCTGGCTTCTCGTTAAGTGGTCCTCTTTGATTTCAACAACAGCCCGATCCGACTCGCTGTCTTTGAAAAACCCTGCCACCATTTCCTGCACATCAAGTGGTTTGCTACGCTTAACTATCATTCTCATGAATTAAATTAACCCCTTTGCCACCAAAATCTCTTGCGTTTTAATCACCCCTTCCAGGTGAACCTTGCGAACAAAATCTCTGTCCTTTTCGTTAGGCACTCGACCGTCCAGGATGTCATGGCAATGAGCGCACGAATACGCGCCGTGTATGTCCAAAACCTTTGACCCCATACCGCCACCGTTTAAATGTGCGTAAACCACTGTCTCATTATTTGGCCCGCCATTACAACCGTTGAATCTAATCTGGCACGGCATTCCCCTTGCGCTGCGGGTGAGCTTATTCATTGACATAAAGCCTCCCTAACCTGTTGCTCACTCCAGCCATTGTCCAGGTAGAACTTCTTTGCCCAATATTTGGTTGCCGTTGAGCATCCACGAGGGTCGTATCTTTTGAAGAACTCAAAGCGCTCCTCTCTGTTTGACGAATCCCAGAGTCCGGCGTAGTCGATCTGCTTATGCTCAATCACCGCCTTGGGTTCGTTCATATCCGCGTTATGAAACTCGCGTAACATGGTCAGAAAGTCTGGCATTGTTGGTGGCCTCTTGTGACTTTCGTCCACCCATTTGTGTTTGGCTTTATCAACAAAGCGCAAGGCGTTATCAGGCAAGTGTGCCAACTCTTCAGCAAAAGCCTTTACCATTTCTACCTTATCGACGCTACTGTTAACAAAGTAACCATAACGTGTCACTGACCATTGAGCTATGTTGCTCGCGACTGCCAGATATTCAATCTCTTCTTCTTTTTGATAAGTCATCCCACTATCCTCATTTTGTTTGTTAAATTAGATAAAGCACTTTTCTTCTTCTGCTCTATCACCCTGCCTATATCTTGGTAACTCATGTTTTGAGTTGGTGATTGCGGGACCATAGGTCTTCCCGTGTACTTCCAATCGGGGTCAATGCCCTTCCATGTTTTTGATAAGTAAAAATCAACAGCGTCATCAACAGTGATTGACCAGTAGGCAGCGTATGCCCTCAATGACTTGAGCAATCCTTTAAGCATTCGATTGGTCAACAAAGGTGCCTTAACGACAACCTCTCTATGCTCGACCAGATCCTGGAGCGTTTCCAATGAAAATTCAGGGGAAACAAAAGCATCAAAATCCAACTTTCTTTTTGGTACTTTTTCTTTATTAGGTTCTATGGGAGGTTCTATGGTAGATTGGTGTACCGTTTTTGGTACTTTTAA